GGGTTGCTGTTGCTGATGCTTCGTCCAGCTTACGGAAGGTAAAGGTTCCATTAGCTTCACGAATGATTACGTGAGGAAGTGTCGCTTCGTTGATGGTTTCAACAATACCACCAGCAATAGTCTCTTCCCAAGAACCAGCTCCACTAGCTCCACCATTACTTGTTTGGAAGACTACCCAATAATCATCGCCATCTGAGTTTTCAGAAGCTTGGACCTTAATCTTGGCTCCATTGAGAAATTGAGTTGGCAGTTCAGATACAACACTGACAATACCTTTAAAGGCTTGAATTGCAGTGCCAGTCTGACCACCACGCGCCTCCAAAGAAAAGTTAGCGTTGTTAGCTCGACGAACATGAATAGAGCTACCGACAACTGTGGCAACAAAGGCAGGGTTGGCGTTAATAGAGCCAGCCAAACCGTTTAGGATGTCCGCAGCATTAAGAGCTGTCGTTGAGGTAGTGGGTGTGTTATAACTAAAACTAACACCATCAACAATAACAGTGTAAGTTGTAGCGTACGCAATATTGTTAAGGGCAATGAAGCCAAACGGATTTACCGTAGGGCTCAGGTCTGCAGCATTCTCTGCCACAACAACCTTACGATTAAGCACAAACGTGTAATCATTGATCTGCAGGATAGCAAGATCATCTGCGTTTGTATGTGCTGCGTAGGTGGAAGCAGTTGCGTTTACAGTTTGTTCAATGCCGCTATTGGCATCCCAAATACGTAGAGCACCAGCCTTGGTAAACTCAACAATGTACTTCTCTTCCTCATCTCGGAAGATGGTAAACCACGTACCGTTTGCCGTAGCATTTGTCAGACGCCTAATACCACGAAGGCCTGGCCGTTTAGCCAAACCAAAGGTAGGGTCTGGATAGTAATTGGTGCAACTTCTCAGTTGGTTGTTGAGCTTGAGACTATCAGGCTGCTGAGATACACCACCAATTAGATTAGGAATTTTCTGAGAGATGGCAGCCATTATCGTGCAATAGCTCGGTAGGGAGTATAAGAGATGTAGAAGTTCTGACCGTTCTCCTGACCAAAGATATTGGCTTCAGAAGTGTCAGTGTCATAGGCAATACAATTCGCCCGCAACAACACCTCATCCTGAACGTTAAAGGTTACCATCTCTTGGGAACCAAGGGCACGTCCAGCAAAGACACGAGCAGAGCGTTGGGTGATGTAATCCTTAAAGACCTGAGGAAGATCTTCAAAGTTAAAGAACCAGACAACATCACACTTAACAGTGCTGCCTGCGGTAAAGTTAAAGGTGTGGTTTACCTTATCATAAAGCTTTCCATCCCTCAGTACCGTTTGATACTTCTGGACATTGGAAATCTTGTTGTCAGAAAGTTGCAGCACATTCTGAGGAACCAGAACCTCCCCGTTAACATCAGCAGTAAACGGATAGTTCACCTCAGTATTGAAATGCCACCCCTCTCCTTGCACCTCCCGATTGACCGAATCAAGTACGGTTTCAGCAAGAGCAATTTCAGGATTTGCAATATCGAGAGACACCACGGGTGCCTGCCCAATACCAGAAAGCATCTGGTTGATTGCTTGTAGTTTGGTAGTCATTGATTGAGCAGGTAAAAAAGGGGAGGGGACCCCCGAAGAAGTCCCCAAAGAAATCAGGCCACGTTACGGAAGGCACCGGCGCAGGAAACGCGCACAGGGCCAGCACCGTATGCGAGGCGACCGACGATAACATCGCCTTGATAGATCACCTTCGTATCGGCACCGGTGGTCTGAACGGAGGGACCGATGGCCTCCACAACACCAGCAGCATCACGGTGGAAGATCAGGCCGCAGCTGTTGGTGAAGTCGGTAGCGATACCGTAGTTGTTGTTCTCACCGGTCACAGCAGCCGCATCGATGGCGGTACCAGCAGCAGAGCCGTACTTACCAAGGAAGGGGATGTTGTTGGACTTGTAGATCTTGATACCGGCGATCTCGTAGAGACCTTCACCGCTGTTCAGGTTGCCCTGGGTGTTGCCGTATTCACGGTTCAGGATGTTGGTATCCACCTGGCTGATCAGGGCGTAGTACTGACGAGGAGCCAGCACGGCCACACGACCATCCTTAGGAGCAGCGATTTCATCGAGACGGGCGGCAGCTTCAAAGAAGCCGTCAACCAGGGCCTGAGCATCGTATTCTTTGTTGGCGCCCAGGTTCACACGGAAACCACCAGGCTCGCCGGTCACAGCAGCGGACAGGCCAGAGGCACGGTCCAGAACGCGGAACACGCGACGGTCATAGAATTCAGCCAGGCTCTGGCCGATCTGACGGGCGATGGGACCGCGAATGTCGTACTGGGCCAGGGTCTCGTTCAGGTCATAAACGAACGCGCTGGCAACCAGCAGGTCATCCATTGCGATGGTGGTTTCGGCCACAGGAGGGTTGCCGCTACCAAGGATAGCAGTACCGGGGGTGTGGAAACCAGCTTGGATGCGGCCGGTGTGAATGAACTGGGCTTCTTTGCCGTTGCGCAGGGTACGGTTCTGAACCAGGCCTTTTGCAATCGTCGAGTTACGGAAGGCTTCATACACCTCCCCAGTAAACAATTTAAGGAACAGGGCCTTAGTATCGCCAGCCTTGTTAGACTGACCGAGTTGAGTAAGAGTTGCAGTCACTTGATTAAAAGGAAAAAAGGGTTTACTTGATTCCTAAGTACTTAGAGTTTTGTCCGGATTAAAGTATTCAGTTTTTGGGCAATACGTCCTTTGTATTGGGTATCCACCTCAGTGGGCCAATACTCCAGTCATGACTAGGTTTTTAACGAGGTTTGCCATCCTCAAGGGGAGAAGTCAGGAATCGAACCTGAGCGAAGCACACCATGCCATCTCCAGATGGCCCACACGTAAACATACCTCAATGAGTAGCCAGAGGTGTGGGCACTGTAATTTAGAGTAGATCGCCGCTTGCAGCCAGCTTTGTTTCGATGTCCATGCGATAGGCGGGGTCGTTCCGATAGCGAGGATCAGAGATGGCCCGTGCCAATTCGGCTTGTGAACGGAAACCTTTTACGTTATTACGTACGGCCTTGCCGGACACCTGCTGCCCTTCAAACCCAACAGCATCTTTGTACCGTTGGTTGAGGGCTTGAACAGCAAAGAAGATAGCATCCTTGTTACCACTGTTCACGACATTATCGTAGGCAGCAACCTCAGCAGGAGAAAGGTTCTCAGAGGCCCAGGCCAGGGTTTGACCATAGACCTCTTCACCGCCAACCGACTTAACAATGTCCTGCGCATCAGCATCAGAGAGGGCCTTAGGAGCCACAGGAGGGGCGTTCTTTTGGAGTTCCAGGTAAGCCTCTACCAGCTTTTCAGAGGGCAGTTCCTTGAGCTTTTGGAGGGTCTCAGGGCTGAGCTGGTTGTCGTTGGAGTAGTACTCTTCCGACGCCTTCAGGATGACCTGAACTTCTTCAGACTCAGCAACCTCTTCCTCCTCTTCACCTCCTTCTGGGGTATCCTCACCCTCTTCCTGAGTAGTCTCTTCCTTTTGACCTAGCTTCTTCTCCAGCTCTTTGTATGCCTTTTCAAGATCTTCAGCAGACTTGAATTTACCAGCATACCGCAGCTCCGACTCAGCATCCTCTCGGGCCTGATCGTACTTGCGCTGCTCACGAGCATCCTCTTCGTTTTGAAGCTTTTCTCCAAGTTCAAGGAGTCGTGCTTCGTTGGTTTGACGAGCCTCAGTAAGGTCAAGGTCGTCAGTGGAATCAAACGTAATTTCAGGCATGATGGTTTGGTTGTGGATCAGTTGTATTCACCGCGAACGGTGCCAAAGGTGGGTTTGCTAATCTTAGGTCCATGACTTCCAACCTTAGGCTTGGAGGTGTTAGCACGAACCTTAGGTTTACCCGCATACTTGTTACGAGTAGTCAGCTCAATGGAATCAGGAAGTTCAAAGTCCTCAGGATTTAGTTCCTGAAATTCTTCTTCAAGTTCCGGCTGCGGGGACGGTTGGGAGGGAGACGTTTCCTTCTTGGAAGTTTGCGGCGACATTACGAATAGAATCTAGTGCTTCTGGGTTTTTGGATGGATCCAACATAGGAGCCTTGGCAAGATCGCCAGCCTGGTTCATCAGCGACGCCTGCATTGCTTGCGATTGTTGTGATTGAACATCAGCTGCCTGCTCATCAGGTGTCTTGATCAGCTTAAGTGGATCAATACCTTGACTTGCTGCAAGGCGCTTGATTGCTTCATCAGGATGAATATACTTCATCACCATTTCTGGACCAAGACTTTGAGCCACAGTAGACAGGAACATCA